AGTTTTACATTATGAATAGCCGTGCCGAACTAAAACAGATGTTCATTGATGCCTTAATTGCTACTGGTAAACAAACCATTAGTAAAACGGAAATCAAATCGATTGCGACCAAACTTGGTCTTAAATCAACCCAATTCTTCACTAAAGAAGATTCTAACCGTGTTGGTCGTGGTCAGTATCGTGTGCCAGGTGCCAATGTTGATATGCAACCTGCTCTACAAGCGCAAGTGATTCCTATGGCTAAACCTACTGAAAAATCAAACCACAAAATCAGTAATGTAACTACTGACCTAGATGTAACGAATCTAGTTCCTGTTGCCTACAAAAACTATGTACCGTTTGGTAACTTTGATGATGTACTGTCAATTGTTTCGTCTATGCGGTTCTTTCCTGTTTTCATTTCAGGACATTCTGGTAATGGTAAGACCATGTCAATTGAACAAGCCTGTGCTAAGGCAAAACGCAAGTTCATTTGTGTATCAATGACGCCTGAAACTGATGAGAGTGACCTTCTTGGTAACTATGTTCTGATTGATGGTAATATGGAATGGCGTGACGGTCCTGTAACTACTGCCGCTCGTCAAGGTGCCGTTCTCTGTATTGATGAGATTGATTACGGTGCTCAGAATCTTTCCAGTTTGCAGCGTGTATTAGAAGGCAAACCGTTTATGCTGAAAAAGAAAGGTGAATTAATTTCACCTGCACCTGGTTTCACCGTGTTTGCTACTGCGAATACAAAAGGTAAAGGTTCAGATGACGGTCGTTATATGTTCACCAATGTTTTGAACGAAGCATTCCTTGAGCGTTTTCGTACCACAATGGAACAAGAATTTCCGCCTGTAAAAACTGAGCGCAAGATTATTGAGAAAGAACTTGCTTCAGTAGGCAAAGCAGATGATGACTTTGCTGAAAAACTGGTTACTTGGGCTGATGTTATCCGTAAAACATTCGCCGATGGCGGTTGCGATGAAGTGATTTCTACTCGCCGTTTGGTGCATATCGTTGAAACATACGGCATCTTTGGTGACAAGATGAAGGCAATTACTCTGTGTCTGAATCGTTTTGATGATGACACTAAGGCATCATTTGTTGACCTGTATACCAAAGTTGATGCAGGTGCTTCTGCCGATGAAATTCTGGCACCACAACCCGAACCTGTGGTAGAAGAAGTAAAACCCGAAGTTGATGCTTCACAACCTTTCTAATAAGTTTGTAGTTCGGCACTTGGGCCTGTGGCAACACAGGCCCCTTTTTAAACATTTGCCTGTAAAAGTGTTGACTTACTTACTTAAACATGTTATAATTATATTATCGAATTTGAGAGAACGGTCTCCTCTCAAATGTTTACCTTGTTGAGACCAATTTATGGAGTTATTTGTAATGAAATCAGCTAAAGCTAAAGTTCTCGCCTATCTTTCGAAAGACAGCGACTACAACACCCTCACCGTAGCTAAGATGCAGTCTGTTTTTGGTATTGCTAATCCTTCTGCAACAATCAATGAGTTGCGTAACGAAGGTCATGCAATTTATCACAACACCCGTGTCAATGCAAACGGCGACAAAGTTTCTTTCTATCGCCTTGGTCAGCCAACCAAGCGCATCGTAGCTGCAGGTATCGCAGCTCTGCGTGCTCAGGGAGAGCGTGCTTTTGCCTAAAATAGTTTAGGAAAAGCGTAGAGGAAGTAATACATATAGGTGTTACTTCCTCTTTTTCGTTTATGGAGTTGTCATGGAAATTCAAGCAAAAATTGAAGATTTAAAAAAGAATAAAATTTTTATTGCCACGCCAATGTACGGCGGTATGGCACATGGTCTTTATATCAAATCATGTCTAGATTTGCAAACAAGTTTAGGTCAGTATGGTATCGAAACAAAATTCTCTTTTCTTTTTAATGAATCTCTTATCACAAGAGCCAGAAATTATTTGGTAGATGAATTTATTCGCTCAGAAAATTTTACCCATCTACTTTTTATTGATAGTGACATTCATTTTAATCCACAAGATGTTTTGGCTATGTTGGCTTTGGATAAAGATGTAATTGGCGGTCCTTATCCTAAAAAATCAATCAATTGGGGTAATGTAGCTTTAGCTGCGAGAAAAAATCCTGATATGGATCCAAGAGAGCTAGAAAATTTGGTTGGTGAATATGTCTTTAATGTTGTAAAAGGAACTTCCTCTTTTCAAGTAACTGAACCTTTGGAAGTTTTAGAAATTGGTACTGGTTATATGATGGTTAAAAGAGAAGTATTTGATAAGATGAAAGATGCTTATCCAATGATTCATTACAAACCAGACCATGTTGGTCAAGCTCACTTTGATGGTTCACGGTATATTCACGCATACTTTGATACAGTAATTGATTCGAAAGATTCCATTACAGGCGGCGGTTCTGATCGTTATCTAAGTGAAGATTATATGTTCTGTCAGATGTGGCGAAAAATTGGTGGTAAAGTGTTCTTGTGTCCTTGGGTTAGAACTCAACACATTGGTACATACGCATTTACTGGAAATATGCCAGCTGTTGCACAACACACAGGTAAATTATAATGTCGGAAATTGGAAGAAAATTCGATACTGGTAAATTGGAGTATGGTTTACTTCCACCACAAGCACTTAAAGCAACGGTTGAAATTTTAACATTTGGTGCTCAGAAGTATGAGCGTGACAATTGGCAACATGTTTCAGATGCTAAACGCCGTTACTTTGATGCTTTAAATCGCCATCTTTGGGCATGGAAAGAAGGCGAACAGCTAGATCCCGAATCTGGTAAACACCATCTTGCTCATGCTATGTGTTGCCTCATGTTTCTATACGAACATGATACAATATATTCTATTGATAAATCTTAATTATGAGAGGTAAAAATGAAATTATCAAACGAAACCATTTCGGTTCTCAAAAACTTTGGTGCAATTAACCAAGGTATCCTTTTCAAAAAAGGTAAAACACTAAAGACTGTTTCTTCACACAAGAACATTCTTGCTGAAGTAGATATTAAAGAAGATATTCCTGCCGAGTTTGGCATCTATGACCTGAACAATTTCTTGTCGGTCATTTCTCTCCACAAAGATGATCCGTCATTTGAATTTGATGACAAGCAAGTTACCATTGTTGGTAACAAAGGTCGTTCTAAGATCAAATATCGTTTTACTCCTGCAAATATGATTGTCACACCGCCAGAGAAAGCTCTGACAATGCCTGACGCAGAGATTAAATTTGATTTAACAGCAGAAGATTTTGATTGGGTCTTACGGGCAGCTGGCGTTCTTGCGTCACCACAGATTGCAATTGAATCTGATGGTAAAAAAGTAAGTATTGTGACACTCGACCTACAAAATGATTCTGCTCACACCGATGCTTTAGAAATTGCAAATGGTAATGGCAACAAATACAAAATGATTTTCAAAACAGAAAACATTACAAAGGTATTGGCCGGCACTTATGAAGTTTCTATTTCATCTAAAGGCATTTCACATTTTAAAAACAAAAACCTTCCGTTGCAATATTGGATTACAACTGAGCAAGGTTCTAAATTTGAAAAGGGGGTATAATGTTTAAATGGTTTACTAATGCAGTAGAAGAATTTAAAGGTCAAAGCTTTGCAATTAATGTAAACAAAGTTATACATGTCCACGAAAGAGTTCAAAACATTGAAAAAAAAGGGAAAAAAACTACAGTAAAAACAACCATACTTTACTGTGGCGTAAATGAAACTTGGGAAGTGGAAGAATCTATTGAATATGTTGTTGCTCGTTTGAATGAGCGTGATTAAATTATGATTTATGTGAAAGGTTCTTATGGAACATTTGTTATGGACAGAGAAGTACCGGCCTCAGACGGTAGAAGATTGTATTCTTCCAGACCGTCTGAAAAAGCCGTTTCAGGAATATGTGAATCAAAAAGAGATACCCAATCTCCTATTGAGTGGTGGAGCCGGCGTTGGCAAGACCACGATAGCGAAAGCGATGTGCAACGAAATCGGTTGCGACTTCATGGTAATCAAT